TTTATATTTAAACACAGAAACACTAGTATTTTCGCTAAATTCAAAACTATACCACCAATAAGCAGGTATAAAAATTATTTGTCCCACTTGTAATGTAACTTCAAGAGTTTTCAATTTATCAAAATCTGACTTAAATTGAGATTGAACGTTCCAAGGATTAACCGGAGATATAAATTCAAAATTATCATAATCCTTGATAGTGTATAAATATTTCGCTGACTTTGGAGGAATCATTTTAACTTTAATACTACCTTGTGTAACTAAAAAGAAATTTCTATAATTTAATTCGTATTTAAGAATTGTTTTAGTATTTTTTGATGAAAACATTAAATCATATATACAATTACTTACAGAGAAAGGTCTTAAGAAATTATCATTATATCTAAATGTTTTAATCATACTGGTTTCATCTAAAAAATCATAATTATTTTCACTAATAAATCTCTCATCATCGTCCTTTCTAAATATTTCCATTGCTGTATTTAATGTTAAAGGTAGATATAATTCACTTGTATCATCATATTCTTTAACATTCCTTACCTTTATATCGAATGCTCCAAAATTATTTCCAATATAATCAATATTACATTCCTTCATCAGACCATCAACCTTATAATCAAAAATGACTGGTTGTCTTAAATCACATATCTCTTCTAGTTTATCCTTAGATGGTTGTTCAATTTCATATACTTCTAAATCATCGCTAACTTTCAAATGAAATGTTATATGGATATAAATAAATAAAACAATACAAAATATTAAAACTGTAAATAGGCTTTTCATATTATTTTATTTTTATACTATAATTTCTAATTTTTTACTAATAACAATTAATCTACTGGTGGATTGACTAATCCATAGTTATCAATATCATCGTCATTAGCTTCCATAGGCTCAAATTCCATAGTAGTATTATCTCCTTCTACAATACTAACTGACTTAGGAAATGTAGGTGTAGTTCCACTATTCATATCTAATGTATCATTATCATCTTTTTCAGATGTATCTTCAGATACATTTAATTCTTCATTTGATTCTAAATTAGGTAAGGCTAGATTTAATTTACTAACAACACTATATAATGCTGTGCTTAATCCGTTAATGACCATTTGTTGCGACTGTAAAATACCCTTTAATGATTCAAGTTCATTCATCAATTTTTCGTCATTTTCATAAAATGCTTTAAAGTCTAACTCTTTTTCTACTTTATCCATTACAAAATTAGAAATTTGTTCGACATCTATATTTATTTTATCATTAATATCTTTTGGATCAATTGATGTATCATTCTTACTAGACATAAGTTGTTGTACTGTTTCTCGTAACATATTAAGTTTCATTTCGTGTTGTTGTATTATTTGAAAAGGATTATTATTTGAAGATTGAGTGGGAGTGGATGAACCCTTTAAACCAGCTGGTGTTCTCGGAGGAACTGATGATGGTGGTGCGCTAGTGGATGTAGGTCCAGAACCTCCTCCTGCTCTTCTTCTTCTTGCTCCTGATAATGATGAACTAGAACTCATATTTAAATATAATTAATAATAAATTTAACAAATATAATCGCACTTTCCTAAATAAATTTTTTTATAATATTATGATAATGGAAAATGAACAAACTTTACAATCTAATGAATATTTATACAAATCTATTTGTTATAATGACATTGAAAATAATATAGAAGAAATTAAAATTCCTGAATTTACTATAAAACACATCAAGAAAATTGATAAAAACTATAATAAAACTTTGTCTAAATTTAATGACTTTAATAGTTTCAGAGATTTCAATATGTATACAACCAGTCAAAAATATAATAGGACTGCTAATGAACTATATGATTTATTAACAGTATATGAGTTATATAATGAACATCTAGATAATATAGAATTGTTACAATTTAAAATGAATGATTACAATAACCTTGAAATTTATAACCTTAATAATAGTAAAATACTTACTGAAAATCACATTACAGAATATTTAAATAAAAAGAAGGAAAAATTAAATATGTATTTGGAGGAAATTTTACCCATCATTAACAACGATGCGGAAAATTTAGATGAAGCACTAACATTATTAACAAATATGTGAATAAAAATAAGTAAGTCAATAATAGCAAATCTCCTAATCGAACTATATGATATTTATTCTGTAAAATAATTTAAAAATATATAATTATTGTATCACAGAATGAATTATTTTACAGAACTCCCTAATACATATTATATAAAATATCAGGTAAGTGATAAAGAACATTTTATACAACAATATGTTTACCAATTAAATATAGTAAATGTGCCCAAAATTATTTATTATGATGAAGAAAGTAAAATAATGATTATGAAGAAAGTAGAAGGGATGAATTTATCAGACCAATATGGAGATGACGCAACCGATATACCAAATGAAATATTTGAGCAAGTCGTTAAAATAGTACGTAATCTGGTATTACATAACATTGAATATCCGGATTTAACTGGTTATAATTTTATAGAAGACACTGATGGAAAAGTGTGGATAATTGATTTTGGACACTCAAAAATGATGAGTACAAAACATATTGATAATATTCATATACAAAATATTTGTAATGGTTACAAAAAATGGAATCCCGAATTTAAATAGATTAAATCAATACATAATTATTTTTATAGTTATGTATTAATGTGAACAAAGACGAAGTTAAGCAACCATCTTAAGTTTAATAGGAGTATGATGTTGATAATCATAAAGTTTAAAATCTTCTAATACATAGTCATTTATATTATCTCTCTTATTTAAAATCTCTAATGTTGGAAAAGGATATGGTGTTCTTGTTATTTGCTCTTTCATATCATCTAAATGTTCAGCATATATATGACAATTTCCTCCATAATGTATAAATTCATAAGGTATTAAATCACAATGTTTTGCTAATAAGTGTACTAGAAAGCTATAAGAAGCATAATTAAAAGGCGCACCACATGCGGTATCTTTGCTCCGTTGATATAAACAACAACTTAATTTATTACCATCAACAACATTAAATTGCATTAATACATGACAAGGAGGTAAACATCCAGAATCTAATTGTTCTACATTCCACGCACTAATTACCATTCTTCGTGAGCTTCGCTGAGAAGGATCTTTCAAAGTATTTATTACATTTTGTAACTGATCTACACCTTTATTAGTATAATCAGCATCACATCCTTCATATGAAGCATTCCAATGACGCCATTGGAAACCGTAAAGTCCGCCAACAGTGCCTTCTTCATAGTTATGTAGTCCTCGTGAATCTAAAAATTCACGAGTGGTATTTGCATCCCAAATATGAACTCCCACATCATTTAGTCGTTTATTGGATGTATCTCCTCTAATAAACCATAATAGCTCTTTAAGACAAGTTTTCCAAGCAGTTTTTTTAGTAGTAAGAATAGGAATCTTACCATTCTCAAGAGAGAAATGCATTGCTGAACCAACCGCAGTCTGAACAGCACCGTTTCTGCCCTGTTCAAGGGTTCCATGGTCCATTAAATCTTTTAGCAAATTTAAGTACTGATATTCTTCATGATAATTATCTTTTCCAGGACGAGGGTCTCTATCTTTGTATTTATTTAGGTCAATTGCATATCTCAACATTATATTCAAAAATAAAAGTATGTATTTAAATATTTTTAAATCTTATTATAAATCATATGGATAGACTTGAAAAATCTACATCAAATGATAATGAAGGTTTTATTAAAACAGTTTTTCCTTTTGACGAAGGACAAAAGGGAACTTTATTAAATATTCTTCAATATTCAGTTTTAGCCATTATTCCTATAATATTATTACTAAAATTAATTAAAGAATATATTCCAGAAGCAGATGATGATAAAAGTAGTATAATGGTATCTGTTGAAGTTATTGGACAAATATTTATTATGTTTATGGCTCTCTATTTTATTCATCAAATTATAGCATATATCCCAACATACAGTGGAAAGGGTTATGGTGATGTAAATATTATTAACATTGTCGCTCCTATTTTATTCATTGCCATCACTATGCAAACTAAATTAGGAGAGAAAATACATATGTTATTAGATAGATTATGGGATGTATATGATGGTAGATCATCATCAACAAATGATAAACAACAAAAACAAGGTCAAGTTCGTGTAACACAACCTATTTCTGGACAACAACAAATGCCATCTACTGTTAACCCACCACCACAACTTCAGTCTCAAATGACTAATATGAAAGCACAAAGCCACGAGTTTACCATTCCTCAAACTCCTAACTTTGATAATATGTACGCCGGACCTGAAACTCCTTTAGTAGGAGCTGCTAACCCTCAAACTGGTCAAATAGACAATTTCGAACCAATGGCTGCCAATGATGGATTCGGAGCTTTTGGAACAGCATTTTAAATAATTAAATTCAAATTATTATTAATTTAATTATTATGGGTCATAAATAGTTGGTGCTCTTGTAGCAATTACACCAGGACTTCCATATTGAAAATTAGATTGTGGACTACCTGCTTGTGATCTAGCAGCCGCTTGTAATGCTTGATTAGCATTAAACTTGGTTCTTATGGTTTCCACGTGAGGAGCCATCATTGTTTTAGATTTATTGAACATATGTTCTCCATATTTAGCCGCAGCAAAATTACTTGTATTTTTATACTTTTGTTTGTTGTATTGTTTATTCATATCTGATACTAACTTATCAGCATGTGGTTGATAAGCCTTCATAGACCTTTCGTAATGTTTATTCGCTTCTTCTCGTCCTTTACTCATAGCATTGTAAAGAGATGATTTTACACCTCCACTTTTTCTTGTAGAATTTCTTCTTCTTTTTTTATGATTGTATGTTTTAGCCATTATACACTATAAAAAGAATAAAATCATATTCGTCCTAAATTAGACATATTCATTCTTAATATCATTTGATAAATAGGTACTTTTTCCAATTGCTCTTATTATTTTATTCGTTTCCTTTTCATCATCTTCAATAGAAGTCATTGAGTTAAATACGAGTGTAGTTAATTTTGTTTGTAAATTTTCATTTTCTTCCCAACCTGTATTTGCGTCTTGCCATTTATTAATTGAAATCCTTTGTTTTAATGATAATGTTTTAATACCATCTAATAATAAATTTAATTCATTATCTCTCTCCCAAACATTATTATCTTTTACATACATCGTCTTCCGATTAGGATCTGTACAATGTATTGGTCTTTCTAATACATCCATATTATTTAAGCCATTTGTTATTAAACTAGTAATTGTCTTTGTTAAACCATTTTCTATGGTATTATCATATGTTTCATTGGTTATAGGAAGTGAATGAATAAAATCTGTTAAATTCATAGCATTCTTACAGTGCTCATTTAAAAACATATTAATATTAAATTGATTATTGTGTGTTGTTGTATTATGACTATTACTAGTTATGTTTCCCTTGATATGTGGAAGCATATCCATAAAGTTTTTTTGAATTTCTTGGTTCTCCTTAAGTAATAACAATACTAGTTCTTTAAATTCACTCTCTTTTTCCTTTGATAAAGTAGCCAATTGCGTTGTCACCATTTCATTAGTTACCACTTCATTGTTGAAGCAGATTTTTTTATGTTTACATAATGATGACAAATGTGAATAGACTCTACCGCAACCATCACATTCAAAATGCTCTTTATATTTTACCCCATTTTTTACTGTTTCACTGTTACTGACTTTTGGTAACACTGGACTGACAACATAGGACAAATGTGATGATTTATCATCTGGGGTTTTTTCCATTAGTAATCCATTAGCATTTGTTAGTCGTTGGTGTTTTGTAGTGGATAAATGGCGCGTATAATCTTTTTTGTTCCTACATTCGAAGGAGCAAGATTCACAAATATATTTTTTGGGGTTTTTTTTTGGGGTTTTTATTAGCATTTTACCCATATATATGGCTAATAGAATTTTACCCCTAAATTGTTTTTATTAAAGTATTAAAATTTTTCAGTAACAAATCGAAAATTATTTTTTTTGCGTTCTTACCTTTATGCTCTCAACCACTTTTTTACAACTTTTTCCAATCTTATTTCCAATATTGAAAAATATACAACAATTAGTTGTGTATATTTTTGATTTTCCGATTTAGGTCTGTGAAAAAAAGTACAAATGAAAATACCTACAAGTATCATTGACAGTTCACTTTTTTCAGTTCATATTTCTTTACTACATAATGTAGTGAAACTACTACATCATCTAGTGATTCATAAAATACAATATTATAATATTCTTGTTTAGATATGTAGGTGTTTTGATTAATTTATCCCCCTAATTCCCGAAATCCATATTTTGGGTTGTGGCTAATAGGGGTTTTCGGGGATAAAATCATTGAATAGATAAATATTAAATATTATTTAAAAATAATAACATTTAATTTATATGAATGAAGATAACTCTAATTATTTATTAAAATCATTAGACAATGAAAATAACTCTAGTATGAATAACTTAACTTCAAACAAAATTAAATCTATGAAAAATGATTATTTACAACAATTACAGTTGTCTAGAGAGAAATTAAAAGAATATCATACAAAATTAAAAGAGTATCGATATGTAGATGACTTATCGGATATTCAATATGGAAGGTATATCAGATGGATTAATTTAAAAGACCCAACGAATATTTCTCTTACACAAGGAGGACTTATTATAGATATTAAAATATGTCAAGGAGGTATTCAAGTTGTTTGTAAAAATTTTCGCAATAAAAAATTTCAAATAAAAATAGATGAGTGTTTTATCTTTCAAAAATTGACAGATCAGGAAAAAATCATATTATCAGCATTAGACTATTTGAATGAAAAATAATATACATATATTTTAAATGGATTATACAATTACATGTAATTATAGATCTGGAAATGATGAGACAGGAAAACCTTGGAACGAAAATGGAGATTGTGGAGATTTCAGAAGTACTATAGACTTTACTATTTCGGATATTAATGGAAAAACAGATGGTATTAATGGTATAATAGTTCAATATATCCAGAAATCATGTAAGGTTGATATATATGACCCGGATGGAAAAGGTTTTATTGAAACACTAAACACAAGTGACGAAATTTATAATTATACTAGTGGTAATGTTCCATATATGAATTATAACTATTTAGAATATTTTAATGTAATTAATGGTAATAGTGTAGATGGTGATCAATTTGGTAATGGACCTATATGTGAATATGATGATAATGATAATGAACCTATAATTGATGATGAAGAAGATATGAGTGAGGGTGAAATAGTTCAAAATGGATTTGCTATTTTTATACCTGAACCTATAGCAGGTAATATTAAAAATAGTGATATTCCATGGAATAGTTCAATTGATACGCCTGCTAATGGATTACCAATGATTGAATTTAATTCTAATATATGGGAACAAATATTTACAGCTAGACAAAGTAATGTGTTTGTTCATAGCG